TATTTATAACTTCTCTTGTAGTTTGTCCAATTTTGAAGTCATATTTTTTCTACACGCAGTATCACAATATCCTACCAATAGTTCGTTGGTATGTTCCAAAACAAAGGATATAAACCAATCTTTCTCTTCTTCATTTTGATTGTTTAGATAGTTCCTCGCTCTGTCAATGTCTTCTTTTGTGTATGTTATAATTTGATTGCTGATAACATTGATCTCACCTACTGATTCATATTTTATTTTTGGTGATGCTGGTTTTTGTTTGCAGTTACACATGTCTTTTTTTATTTAATTCTTTTCTAACTTTATTGATATCTCTTGATACGCTATTAATTGGGATGGTAGTTTTCTCTGATGTGGCTGTGATGCTACACCCCAATTCAATATAGAGTTCAAAGAGCCTACCATAATACCAATCAGATGTTTTTTTCATTTCATCCAAATGTTTATTAACCCATTCCAAATTTACTTCAGGTTCTTCGTATTGTAAATCAGGAAAGTCATAATCATATATTTCACTGGCTTTAAACCTGTGGTATTGATAATAATACTTTGATGTCTTTGAGTGGAATTGATTTCTAACTAACCTTGAGAAGAAATATAATCTTTGATTATCTGGTATGTCAGCAAACTTTTTGTTGATTAGTATTTGTTCTATGCATATTTGGAATAGATCGTCAATGTCTTCCAATCTTGAAATACTTTTACATATCTTTTTTAGTTCATCAATATTTTCTGTTATCCAAATATTAATCAAGATCGTTTCTATTATGGTTTTATCCATCAATGTTATTTACTCCTTTGTAGATAACACGGGGATAATAATCTTCTTCAATCCACGAGTTATTTAACTTTTGAATAAATTTGTTTTTGGCTAATTTTATTATGTGATCTCTTACAGAAAAAGGTGAGACCTTAAATTCCAATAATTCATAAATTTCTGCGTTGGTAAGAATTGAATAACCTGTTCCGTTCTTTTCAATATCTTCCATTAGAATTTTATAAATCATTCTTTGTCTTGGATTTGTTATTGTTTTCATTATTTGTCTTTTGATAAATATAGTATAGGTGGGTATATGTTTCAATAGTAATGAATAAAAAAAACCCCACTCATGAGATCAAGGTGGGGTGAGATGCTTTAAAAAAAAGAAATCTAAATGACAGAATAATAATGGTGTAGCATCTACTTCCATTATAAATATAGTTTAGATTATTTTAATTTGTATTTCTTATTCAATCTTTTAATTAATCTATGAATCATATCTGCTTTCTCAAAATCTTCGTTGAATTCTGCATATACTAATTGTCTTCCTAATGTATCAACATAATATGGAGCCAGATATGGATCTCTTAATAATCCTAATAATAATTTTTCAGTAATAATAATACTGATCTTATTTCTTTGTCTATCTGTTAAATTGAAATATTCTTCAACTGGTATATCAAATTCCTCCATTAATAATCTATCAACTTTCAACATATGATTTTTTATTTTAAATATTTTTCAATCAAACTTTGAGTTTCTTTATTATAGATATCAAATTCAAATTTATCTATATCTATTTCTTTCTCTTTATCTTTCTCTTTATCTTTCTCTTTATCTTTCTCTTTATCTTTCTCTTTATCTTTCTCTTTAAGGTTTTTTGGGTTAGTGTGGGTTTCTGATAAACCACTTGGGTTATTTGGGTTATGATCGGTTTTAGGTCTACCACCTTTTTTCCCATTGGCTTTATTGGCTTCTACCTTCTTTTGATAGTTGTCATAAAGGGATAATAGGTTCGGTTCAATACCTAACCAAATACCTTCAAGTAGCTGATCATCAAAATCTACTTCAATGTTTTTTCTCCAAGCATTAATTGCTTTGAATAACTTACCAGTTTGTTCATCTGATAATCTGTCTGTGATGTTCCAAATTGATTCATAAATCAGAACATTTGTCATTTTTATTTCTTTCATAGTTTATAAAACGAAACCCCCGCTTTTCAATCATGCTCTTCACTTCACAATTTACTCAACGAGGGTCTCTAAATTTTTTTTAATGTCCGATAATGTGAAGAGGGACTTTGTATAAATATAATTCTTTCATAGGAAAATCTCAACTAACTTTTTGTAAAAACCCAACTATTTATTTTAAGACGATTTAAGACAACATTTTTTTAATTATGAGTAGACCATTCAAAGAAAGAAAAAGTCCCATTGATGAAGACGGGAAGAGGGAATGCGGTCAATGTAACAAGAGGAAGCAACTAAACCATTTCTATAAATCTTATAACTATGTGGATGGTTATACTCCCATGTGTAAAATTTGTTACATTGAAAGGAGAGATAGGATTAAAGAACCCAAAGCCAATAAGAAGGAAAAGATCCAACCACTTAAATCAGACATGGCTAAAATGACTGTATGTTCCAAACAGGACTATATGGACATGTATAAATTCTTTGAGACAATTGGTTATGACATTACACAAAACATCTCCAAACAATTCTGTGAGAAACATGATCTCAAATACAGAGACAGAAGACAACAAGATCTGTCATTATACACACATGATGGCAAAAAAAATCCCCTCCATAGAAGTATGAAGGGGAAAGGGGACAATTAAAACAACTAAGTTAACATACCATATAATACAGTTCCGATGATGGACAGGATCAATAATGTTTTGAGAACTGAACCACCTTCTTCTTTGATTTCAACATTCTGTAATTTTTGGATCTCCAAGTTACCTTGTTGGATACCATCCAAACAATCTGTTTTGCAGATGTTATATTCAGTTAAAGTGATATCACCCTTCTTGTAAGATTCTTCCACTTCTCCAAGAATGCTTTGGAATTTATCACGAATTGCAATGTGTTTGTTAATGTGATCTTGTCTCTCTTGTTCTAACTTCAATTGACGCTTAGATACTTTTGGAGTTGAATCAGATGGAGCAGTTACTGCGTTTGCAGCTTTTCTACCAAGTGTCATACCGAAACCACGAACCATAGAGTTGAATAATTGATTACCCATAAAAATTGATGTTCAGATATCCTGTCCCCGAGTTGATTATTAAAGTGTAAAATTAAATAAGTTATTTGATTCTGCCAAAATTATTTTAAAAAAGCAGAATTTGTTTTTTCCATTTCCATCATACGCTCGTAGATCTCCACCACTTGTTCTTTTGAGAACATCAATATAAAATCCTGTGATGTCTTTCTTGTGTTGGTTTGACCATTCACTTCTACATACATTACATTCTCATCAATTGTATCACTATAAGTGTATTGGAGAGTATAGATTTCATTTACGCCTAAGAAAGTTGTTTTCATTGTTGTTGTTTTAATTGTGAGGTGCTAAGGTATTAAACATAATTTAAACTGCCAAATCTTTTTCCAAATCTTCTATTATACTCATGGATCAGATCAAATCTTTCTGTCATAAGATCAGTCAGGGTCATACCCCACTGATTATAAACCCTGTCTATTACAACTTGGTTATTGGACCTAATGTGTTTGATTGTTTGTGTGAGTTCTGATATCTCCATTTGTAGTTGTCTCTTTGTCATTGTGTATATTATTTAATTGGATTTGAACATTTGATATTCGTAATAGCGAGCTAAATCATATACATCTTTACTGAAATAAGTTCCAATACCATAGATGTTATAATCACGATAAGCTCTGACATTTTTCTCAAACGAAGAAACTATTTTCTTGTATAACGATGGTGATTCGTTTTTCATAGATTTAAGTTCCTGTAATTGTTCTTGACTAAGGGGTGTAATTAACCAATCCATATTGTTGTTGTTTTAATTGTGAGGTGCTAAGATAGGACTATTTGGATTCTCAGCCAAATATTTTTCATATTCTTTTTCAATCCATTCCTTGAACTGATACTCATCATCATCCAAATCAATGTCCAATACATTGATCTCCATTTGTTCATACATTCTTTTACTCTGTCCCATATTACTTTGTATTACGATTTGACTTAATATATGCATCCAATTTATTGAATCTCTCCTGAACATCCTTAGAAGGTCCGTTAATTGCGAAATCTACCATAACATCTGTTGCCAGTGCTATCTCAAATAATGTTGGACATATTCCACAGTCCTGAAACCACTTCTGAACCAGATGTGATTGGTTTTGGAAGATAATTGTTTCCTCTTTAGATCGTTGTTTGTTGCTCATAATGTTTGTTTTTATATTACAAAGATAGGGGTATAGGAGGGTATAGTCAAATAAATTGCATAAAAAAACAGGAACTTTTTTAGGATTCCTGCTTTTTAAACATATTATTGAGAACATTAGAGATTGATCGTTAATAAACAACAGATGGATAAACAATAAATCAACCAATCTCTACTCATAAATATACTGATATATCTTGGTAGTATCAATATTTCTTTAGAGATACGATTGTATTTTTTCTATGTGACCATCCATATATGAAACATCATGGTCCATATTCAACGCCTTATCAATCTCCTCCATTATATCATAAAAATCATCAACCAAAATAACTGCTTGGTTTAATTGATCTTGTGTGGCTTTACCATCTTCTATAACCTTTGCTTCAATCTGAAAAACATTATCAGCAACTTGAGCTGCAGATCTAATCATACCACTTGTTTCATCATCAGGTTTCATTGAAATCAAATGTTCAAAGGTAGATTGTGCTCCAGGACAAATGTAAAAGAACTTGGTCTTATATCCCAATACATCCATTTCACCGAACGCAACTGGTTCAATAATTAAATTATCCCCACTCATTACGATCGGAACATTTGGTGATACACTTTTTGTTGCACATCTGGCATAGGCTGTTCTATAATCAACACCACCCTTTGCTCTTTCATAAGCAATACACTCACCAAGTGCTGAATCTTCAGGAACATCAGCGAAGTCCTCAAGCTTAGCCCAATACTTGTAATATGAATTGAATGAGTTTAAACAAAAGTTACCTCTCTCAATTCTATTAGGCATCTGTGACTTCATTCTTGAATTAGATAAACAACGACTTAAATAAAGACCTCTATTCTCGTTTTTCTTGGGCTTTAAAACAAATACCTCATTATCCTTGAACTCATCTTTTGACATTGAATTATCCCACTTAGATTTGCAAACAGCATATCTCTGTGCTTCATCAGGGAAAGAATCTTTCTCTTCACTCATACATCTCCCTATAAATGTGTTTTCATCTTCCGATGCTAATGGTTTTACTGGCATTTGTTATATTGATTTTCCGTATCCTTTAAGGATTTTATTTTCTTCGTGCAATTCGTCTATTTTCTTCTCCAAATCTTGGACCTTGAGGTTTAGATTCTGTATTTCAACCTTCAAATCGTCAATTAAAACCTTATAACTTGATATCACAATTTCCATGTTACGGAGAATTGCATTATCAGTGTCAACTTGTTTTCTCTTACGACCAACAAAGAATGAAGCTGCGGCAGTTAAACTGTTTGATATGATTAATAATAATTCGTTATTCATAATTAAAATCCACAACAATAAAATGTTGGATCAGCAAAGACTGGCATTCCTCTTGGAATCATATCATAAGTCCCCCTTCTTCCACCATTGGTTAATTGTAATCCTGAGAAGTAATTCTTTCCAAGATGAGGAAACAATCCATCAGATGTATTATAGTTAAAACATAGAGGATAATTTCCACTATTATAGATTATCTCGTCAATCATTCTTTGTTCAAAGAATTGTGATCTGTCATCAGCTCTGTTATACATCCACTCCATCTCTTTCATAGTAACAGTATTCTCAGATCCATTAACAATACCATTATTTTTAATTCTCATAAAAATTGAAGGTAGTGCTTCACGATAGGCAGCCCAAATTAACATTGGTTGACAGAAGTATTGTAAGAAATTGTTGTTGATATCAGTTAATGTTGAACCAGAAATTTGATCTAATAATTGACGATAATATTTTCCACCAATAATATACTCTAATTTTGTTTGTTGAACAACGCTAATAAACGGAAGTAAAACTGAACTCGTAACATTGGGATCAATATCAGTAAAGTTTTTCAGCTTATTTTCGCTGACCATCAATATATTTTGTGGCACTAATGCTTGTGACATAATTAATTAATTGTTTCGTTTTTATTTATATCCAATCCTTCTGTCTTGTCAACATTGATAGTTTCAATTGGTGCTTCATCAGGTAATGATACCATCTTGAATTGTTTGATTTCAATTTCTGCTGGTTGACCATCTCTTAAGTTCAATAACTTCTCAAATACTTTTTTGATCTCAGTTTGTAAAGGAGTGATTACTAATCTATTAAAGTGATCCTGAGCCTCTAAGTGATCTCTACTACCTAAAGCTCCCGGAGTAGATATACCCAAGAGTTCCGCTGAGGAGATCTGATGAGCTGTTAAGATCGCTTGTTGCACACTCGCACCCATCTCAATCCACATTTTATCTGAACCATTGGTTGCAATTTGTGTGATCTCAGGTGCTTCTTCTTTTGAATTGGCAAAGGTTAACATCAACTTAGAAGTTGAGTTTGATCCTCCATACTTTTGAGTTAGTGTTCTATAGATATCTTCTCTCTGTTCAGGATCAGGAATACCTGAGTTGATAGAAACGAATAAAGATGGTTGTAAGTTATTACAAATGGAGTTGAACCACCAGTTGTATATTTCCAATTCTGTAGAAATTGCAGTAGCGGCTCCCCAATATGTTGGTGTTGCATAATAGTTATTTCCAACAGAGTGTGTTGTATAATAATAAATTTGACTTGGCTCTTCTGATGTAATATTAAATGCTGGTAATCTTCTTGGAACAAATGGTTCTTTCTTAGGGAAAGCCCAATCTGCTGAGAAATAATAGTCATTAATTCTATCATGCATATCTGATCTACCAGCTCTTAATTTTGATGTGTCTGTATAATAGATTTCAAATCCTTGATCTCTATCTTTTCTCCACACAATATTCAAACTCACGGCACCGTATAAAATGAAGTCCAAAGTTGCTTTCTGCCAGATATCATACATACTTTCTCCAATTGAGTTAGCCATAAGTAATCTTTGATCATCACCATTTTTTAATGATATAGATTCACCTCTTACACCAAACCACTTACTCATGATTGCTGCTCTATGAGTTGGACTTGAATTGTATAATCTAATTAGTTCCTGAGGCGCGAGATTTGAAGGTCCATAGTAGACCCATGGCGTTCTTGTGTTGATAATTAAATTCTCTTCAATGATCGGAACATTAGCCTGAGCCATTTCAAATACCTTTAGAAAATTCTTACTTTGTTCTTCACTCATATCTATAAATATATCTTTTTTGTGGTTTAATCAGTTAAAGGGAAATTCCACACCTTACCATGAAAAGGTATCAATGGTATAGATTTAATCCATAGAAAGTCAGGATCAGTCGTTTGATCTATTTCTTCTTTTGATATAACCCAGTTATCGTTCTTGTCTTGTATAGGATTATAATAACTACCATCACCGAATGTTTTGCCTGATAAAGCTTCAACTTCGTATGTTGTTAGTTGTCCTACTATTGGTAATAATTCTGCCATATGTTATACATTTCGTCCCAAACTTGTTTGATATGTTTGGATAATATTATAAAGTGTTGATTGTTCTGTTGCTCCAAGACCAGTTCCTATTGTTGCAAAAGAGAATATGTTGTCATAATATTGGATTATACTACCATTATTATTTAACGCTCCTATTACAACAGAGTTTGTTGTTGTTCCTGTTGATGCTCCACTATTGGTTTGAACAATACTTCCATTTCTATACAAGTTTTGGAATGTTGTTGCTGTTGTTGTGATTAGATTATATCCTCTTGGTTGTGGTGCAACACTCGCAGAGATACCATCTGTTTCAGTTCCATAATAATATAATGGTGATCCTTCTTGACCAACACCGAAGAATGCTCCTCCAGCACCTGCCACTCCAATATAGTTCTTACCTGTGCCAGTATAAACAGTGGTGTTCAACATATACACAGACGAGTGGTTATTAATTGGTGATACACTTGTTCCTGATAAGAAAGTATCAGCGTAAGCGTTAGATCCATTTGATGTAGCTCCTGATACACCATGTGTCCAACCACCAACAAATGATAATCTAAATGCGGCATTGGTATCTAATGGATTCTTGGCATTAAATTTGTGTGATCCTGCAACCCCACCTAAGAATGGATACATCGCAGTAATCTTGGTATACAAACTATTACTCTTCAATGATGTGAATAAAGTATTTGTTGCTCCTGATTGAGTTGAATTAACAGATCCCCCTGCAGTTACAACAGCATTCAAGTAAGCAATTGCATCAGCATCAGTAACGATTGGTGTAGAAGAAGGTGTTGGTGAGAATGTAGGTGTGTTCGTCATTGTTGGTGTTATAGCAGGTGTTCCTGTTTGTGTAGGTGTATTTGTCTGTGTGGTTGTAACACTCGGAGTTGGAGTGCTTGTATTAGTTGTAGTAACACTTGGAGTTGGAGTGCTCGTATTGGTTGCTGTTACACTTGGGGTTGGAGTATTCGTAGGAGTGCTTGTATTGGTAGGTGTGATTGTATTAGTTGGAGTAACACTTGGTGTATTAGTTTGTGTGTTAGTTGGAGTGGCAGTAGGAGTGATTGTATTAGTAGGAGTGTTCGTCATTGTTGGCGTTACACTTGGAGTTGGTGTTGTCGTAGGTGTTGTTGTAGGTGTCTCAAAAGGTGTTTGAGTTTGTGTTGCTGTAACACTCGGAGTTGGGCTTGGAGGATTTAATTCATCAGGTGCGAATAGATAGTTTGAGTTATCTTCATTTGATGAAATAAATTCAACATAATAATCATTTGTTGTTTCAGCAGAAGTGGCAATAACAAGAGCCAAACCATTCTCCACAACATTATAAGCTAATGCAGGATTGGTATTGGTTGGTATCTGAGCTATTTGTTCACTTACAGTATACAGGTATTGTCCTTCATATGGAAATGCAATCTCACCAACACCTTGTCCCTCTGTAAATACAAACTCATCATATCTGTTTTGATGTGATGATGTATTAGGGAGAACAAAAGAAACTTTGTCTTTTGTAAAAATGTGAGTGAAACTAAATAACCATTGTGGATTTGATAATTCAGCATTTTGAGATACTGTTACCACCAATGTATTAAGCTGATTTGTTTTGATTATTAGCATACTAATAAATATAACACGAGGAGAACCTAATCTCCCCGTGTTAATTTTAATCTATTGATTATTGAACTGTGAAACCTTGAGCAATTGAAGCTAAAGATCCGCTCAACTGCGACGCAGGATATGGTTCAAGAGCACCCATTGTTAAGTTGTATCCATTAGCGTCTCCCAAAGCAAGACCTGAAACGATTGTTCCAGCTGTTACGAAAGCACCATAAGATTCACCCATCAAGAAGTAATCTCCGTTATTATCTTCAAACACCAAAGCTAATCTTTGAGATTGAGCTAAAGTTTTGATGATGTTTCTTTTTGCTTGTTCCATTTTATTGAAATAAGCTACTAATTCATCACTATAGAAAACTGTTCCCGCCTCAAGTGAAGCATTGATAGTGCTTGTATAGCTAGATGTTTGTCTGATCAATTGAAACTCATAAAAAGTTCCTGATCCTGAAATTGCAGTGATAGTATCCGCTGTAGCGCCAGTTGAAGTTTTTGTGATAGATGTGATGTTATCAAAATCTGTAATCCACAAATTCTTCAGACCCCCTACATTATCTCTACAATCAAGGACGATTCCATTTGTTAAATTGCAAGCCATTTGTATATTAATTTATTTACCTGTTTATGTTTTAATAATGGGGAGTTATTCACTCCCCTTTATAATTTTTTTGGTTAACAATTATGCTAAACCATTAGTTACGAAGAACTGAGGGAACGCAATTGCAGTTCCTATCTTCCAAGCTGACATCATTCTTACTTCTTGGAAATCCATAGACCACCAAGCTCTGAATGAATCTTCATCACTCATCAAGTCAGTTCCGATTAGGAAATATTGTTGAGGACCAGCTGCGATTAAGTTAGAACCATTCAAACCAGGAACACCAACTACTTTATAGTTAGTTTGTGGGTGGAATGTTTCATACACTTGACCTAATGTAGGTTCAGTGAAATGGAAGTTATTCACATTTCTAATTGCTACTAAGTAACATTTGAATTGTTGTTGACTCATGAAGATCACGATATCATCTCTGTCGTAGATATTTCTATCAATTTGAGCGATGATGTTATCAACTTGTGTTAATACATTATACGCTTGTTGTTGTGTAGAAGAACCTGTTACAGAACAAAGAGCTACAGTGTTTGCAGAATACGCTGATAATGCGTTAATTTTAACTACACCAGCAGTGTTCGCTAATAATTGTTTGAAACCAGAGAAACTTGAAGTTCCTGATGTTGCGTTCCAAATTAAATCTTCATTGTATCTTTTAATTTGTTTAGTTTGTAAATCTGTGATAGCAGCTTCAAATGGAGCTGTTTCGTTGTAAGAACCAGCATTTAAATACTGACCTAACCATAATGTGTTTAATTGCTCAAGACATAAAGATTGATTTACCTTTAAAGCTTGAACAGCTAATGGAACTGCTGTAAATGTTACATCACCTGCGTCATTGAATCCACAAGTTGTTCCTGTTTGCACTGAAATAGTTTCAGAAAGTAAGTTCACATTTTGTGTTCCTTTTATCAATTTGTTACCGTAAAGGTTTTTTATCCCTTACTTCTTATCCTTGAGTTAAGATAAGTTCAGCATACATTTTCAACTTTGAAAGTTGTCGGATACTCGTGGGAGGATTATATTTATTCACCTCCTATGCGTTACACTACTTAAAATCCTTTTCGTTATATTTTAAGTTAGCTCGGTATTTGGAATCTCACCGTTCACCGATTTTACCCGATTCACATCTTATATCACTATAAGAAGGGGCATAAGCTACCTGGAACAACATTACAATATTTCATTGTAACTGGTGACAATACTGCTTCCGAAATAATATCAGATGAAAGTTGATCAACATATGCAGACAATCCGCCTAAGTCATAGTTGAACTTTGATTTTACTAATCCTTTTTTCATTTTTGTATTTTTTTTATTTTTAGTTTAGTTTTGAGAAAGAACTTCTCTAAGCTTTTTGAATTGATCCATTCTTGAGTTTGGTTCAAACGCTTTTTCTGTTATGGTTTTTTGAGTGAATACTCTCTGACCTGCTGGTTCTTTTGAAAATTTTCCGAAAGATGTTTCAAGATCTTGTTGCTTAACAACAATTCTATCAATCTTATCTTCAAGTTTTCTAAGAGCCGATGCGAAAATTTCTGCGATCTTTTCTTCAGACATTTTTTCCTCTTCAACATTACTTCTTTCAGTAATAACGCCGTCTTTGGTTGTAAATCTGATTTTGTTTTCGTTTCCACTTTCGTCTTTAAGAACTACTTGATGCTCACCATTTGGTGCTGGTGTTTTCTCACCACCTTCAGACACGACCTCAACTGGTTCACCTACATCAAATGTTGGGGATTCCAATTTTGCTCCTTGTGCTGATTCAGCGATTGTGAATTTGCCACCTTGTGCATCTTTTTCAGCCTTTGTTTGGTATCCTGAGATTGCTCCACCTACAACAGAAATTATCTTTCCGCCTTCAGTTTCGTATTCTCCATCCTGTAAAGCCGTCAATGTGCCATCATAAGAAACTTTCTTAACTAAGAGACCAACACCTGGTTCTTCGCCTTCCATTCTTATAATACCACCATCTTTCAACTTAACATCACCAAATTCCAACTCAACTTGAGACATATCTTCTTCAGATACTTCTGGTTCTTCTACCTCAGATTCAATATTACCTACCTTAATCTTAGATATTTTACCATCAGATACTTCTATTTCAGATCCGTCTTCAAGCATGTGAGACCCGTCTGGTGCAGGAATCATACCTTCGTCTGTTGCGACATAGATTGGAGCACCTAATTCCAACTCACCATCAATCTTAACAGCCATACCTTGTGCGGTTTTAGCCTCATAAAACTTTTGTGGAGTCAAATTAAGTATTCTCATAATCTTGTCAATTGCTTGCTTACTATTCATCGTTAATTGATTTAAGTATACTTTTTATTTGGTTTATTTGTTTGTCCTCTTTTGAGAATATAGATTTCTCTGCGAATAATCCTTCAACCGAGAAACCTGTAAGAGATTTTTCTTTAATCATTTTCCATATCTTGTCATCTTCAACCTTCATTGCCACATACCAAGTTCCTTCTGGTAATTCAAATCCGTATTTCTTTGACTTGTCATATACTGGATCTTCTGATACCCATGATTCAGTAATATAAACTTTGTCAGCACCTAATTTAATTCCATTGTGTTCTACTGATGTCTCGTCTGTTCTCTTTTGTTTTAAGAACTTATCAGCCATCTTCTTAATAGATTTCTTTGAGAAGAATACATAGTATAAATTACCTAACTGATCATAACGATGAATCATTCTATTCGGCACCATTGCAGCTCCAATTAAGATTCTCTTTTCTTCATCATAGGCAAAAGTCATCCTCTGCTTTTCAAGTTGTTGTAGTTTTCTCTCAGCCCATTTAAGTGCTGGTTCTCCACCCCAACTATCATACATTAATTTTCCACAACCATCTTCATATGACTTTGATGATTGTAAATCGGCCTTATGTCTGCTCAAATAAGAATACATTCTCTTGATTGTATCAACAGAAATGGGTTCACCATTGGCTAATTGAGAAGCACGAGTTTTTCCTACAGCTGTTCCACAAGATCCCCATCCATTTTCATCTGCATATTTAACTGCTCTCGCAGCAGCATCTTTAACACCTTCGGGATAGTCAGAAATACTTTCTGCAAAGTCATCTTCTGTCATCTTAATTGGAACACAATTTGGAACTTCTTTACCATCTAAGATCTTTGTTCCAATTGCTTCATATCCTTCCCAACAAGCATCTTCTAAACCAGCCATTTCTTCATCTTTACCAAATGCCTGACCCGTTCTTGGTTCACCTGGTCTCCATTCAGTTGGACTTGGATTTGCTTTCGTTGCGTTGTTTCTTGTATCAGGACCTATTACAACATCTTCAGTAATTAAACCTGATGTTGAGTTGGCATTATTTCTAATTGTTCCTTGTTTCTTATAGACCAATCTAACCCATGCGTGTCTGCAGTTAAATGATCCTCTCCACAAAAAGATATTGTATGAACCAAATTCAGGATTTGATAATCTTTCAATATCCTCAATGGTATACACTCTATTCTTTTGTAACATGTCAGCACAGAATTGTCTGTTCTTGTCATCTCTTGGACCAATATATTTGTATCTTACTCTTATCTCTTCTGTATCAAGTTGTGAATCAGCATTTGGATTTGAGAACTTTTGTTGTTGCATTGAATATACCATCGTTGGGGTCATCTTCTCAACTCTAACAACTTCCCAACCCTCTTTAATAAGGGTGGAATACTTCTCACCTAACTCATCTAACTTTGGATTGTGTTGACAGAAATCATCTTCAACAATTGTATATGGATTCATCTCTTCCTCTTCTTCCATCTTCTGTAGTTGGGAATTAAATGCCATCCAAGGCTCATCATGAGCTGGTCTTGATACTAATGAAATTGCCTCAATACCGGCTTCTTCATAATCATCATCAATGAATAATTCAATAATTTTAGTTGAATCCATTATCTGTAAATATTTGATTTATTAATTTATACCACTTTTAAATGAGAGATCTTTGTTTGATTACTCTATCAAACTGTTGTTGATTAGATATTTCTTGACCTGTAACATAAGTTCTAATTGGTGATTGTGAAATACTCTCAGCAATCATCTGACCTATATTGTCATTTGATTCTCTCATATTGTTTGTTCCTGGTGCTCCCAATCCAGCTGCTGCGAATTGAGGTAATGCTCCATATGAATTTATCGTATCCAATAATGGACCGAATAACTTTGTTGATCTAGCATTTACAACGAACTCACCACTTGATAGTGCTGTTGTAATTGAATCTGATTGTTGTCCACCTGGTCCAAGTATCATACCACCCTGTGCTCTCTTAACAGCATTAACTTGTATTGGAGGAGGTGGAGGGGTTGCTCCTGTTCCACCACCAGATCCACCACTATCGGTTGGCACCTGAACTGATACAATCTTTTTAACATTCGCAATACCTGCTGCAACAGCTGCTGCGGCTGCAATTGCTCCGAGTGCTGGTCCCACAACAGGAATACCTGCTAAAGCTCTATAAGCTGCTACCGCAGATGAATAAGTATCTATCGTTGTTTTAGCAATTGCGAAAGCTTTACCAGCCTTTGTATCCTCACCAACAATCTTAGATAGATTACCAAACGCATCACCTACTGCAGCAACTGTTTCTTGTTTGGTTTTTCTCTCAAGTAAATCAATGTCTCTACGAGCCTTTGAAAGCTTTAAGGACCTTGACAAATACTCTTGATCACTAATAGTTTTCTTCTTGTTTAGATCATCTAATTCTTTTTGATATTGAGCTTGTGCTGCTCTTTGTCCGTCAAAATACTCCTTATCAAATCTTCTAAACTCATCATAGTTTACATTTAAAGCATCTACTTGGTTCTGATAAGATAAATCTAAGGTTTGTAAAAGTGCATCTTGATATTGTTTAATTAATGATGCTCTCTCTTGTTCATTAAGATTTAAACTTGTTGTTAAAGCTGTTTGTAGTTCTTCGTATATTCTAAGTTGTTCTCTATAGTTTCCTCTATTAGCTTCAAGTTCTGTTTGTAATCTTTGTAATGTATCTTTATTGATTGCCTCATTAGCTAACTTAGCATACTTCTCTCTTAACGCTTGTTTCTCTGATTCAGATAACTCTTCGTTCTGTAATTCAATTCTTAATTTCTCATCGTAGTAAGATTGAAGAGTTTTAAGATCTGTATCTCTTTTGTCTATTTCAATTTGAGCTGCAGCATCTAACTCTTTTAATCTTCTATCATTTCTTTTCTTCTCATCCGCAGCAATTGCCTCATCTAATTTTCTACCATATTCCTGACGAGCTAATTCTTTTTGATTTTCATTATTACCAAGTTCTTTCAATTCAAGATCTAATCTCTCCTTGAGTAATCTTTGTAATGTTTCCTTATCAGTGTCTGCTTTATCAATCTCTAATTTGATTGCTGCATCAAGTTCTGCTTTACGACTTTTCTCTCTTTCTTTTTGTTGTTCTAGTTGGAAATCTAATTGGTTCTGAGCAAACTCTCTTCTGAGTTTTATAATCTCATCTGTATAGTTTTGTTCTGCCCCTTTTAATTTCTTATTGGCTTGTTCCAATAAAGCAATTCTTCTATTGAGACCATTTTGTTCAATACGGAATATATCTTCAGCAGTTTTATCTGCAATCTTTGCTCTTGTAACTTGAGCTTTTGTTTCAGCTTCAATTGTGCTAATCCCTCTCTCAGTTGATTTTCTTACGGCCTCCTGAGCCTTAGCTAATTTATCATTTGCTGCTGCGGCTTTGTCTGATCCTTCAGCTGCTTTATCAGTCCCTTTATACCAATCCATTAATAAAGAGACACCTGATGATAATAACGAAATCAATAATCCAATACCCAATGAAACTAATACAGCCTTTAAAGTAATAAGTGCTGCTGTCCAAACTCTTGTAGATACCGTTGCAACTCTTTGTGCGACAGTAATCGCTCCTGTTGTTACAACATTAGCTGTTCCTGCTGCGGTATTACCTACAACAGCTCCTGTGTTTTGATTTTCAGCTCCTGTTTGTGTTGCAACTGCTACTGTATTAGCCTTTGTGGCAGTTGTATTTGCTTGGGTTGTTTTGTTATTTAATTGTTTTGCTGTCTCTAACTTTCTAAGATTCTCACTACCCTTAAGAATTTGATTGTTCAAAGAAGCTAACTCAGTTTTTTGTTCTTTTGTTAAATCACTAAATTTTTTATCAAAGGTAATGTTACTCTCTATCTCACTTTTTCTATCTTTTAATCCTTGAACATAAGCTTTTTGTGCATCAATTACCTGCTGACTTACTTGTTCTTGTGATGTTAGAGCTGAAGCTAAATTCTTTGATGATTGTGCTGCTTGAATATTACCTTGAATCTGAGCTCCTGTTGTAGAGTTCAAATCTTTCAATCCTGCTGTTGCTTCTTTTGTTGAAGATGCTACATTCTTATTGCTATTTCCAAGTTGACCATTTGTATCCGCTAATTCTTTAGCTTGTTTGTTGAGACCAGTGATATTATCAAAGATACCTGCCAAATCACCAATAAGACCTTTAAATTGATTACCAATATCTTTTAATGAGAACCCTGAGAATGTCTTTAATAAACCAATTGAGTTATCTAATTGATTTGACACATCACCAATAGGACCAGGTAGTAATGATAGGGTATTAAAGAACTCACCTGACTTTGTATTAACTCTCGCTAATGAATCACTGGTATCGTTAATTTTATTTCTAACAATTTCAAATTCCCTTGTTCCCTCAGGTATGCCTTGTAGTTCTCTTTTGAATATTCTAACTTGTTGGGTAAGCGATAGGGTTTTGTCCGTTGCTATCGTTACATCGTTGGAATTAATATCAAAAACTAACTGTATTTTTTTAGATGTTGCCATTTGTATATTGGTTGATTAAGTCAGTTATATTTTGTCCTGATACCAATGTTGGTAGAGAATCTTTTAACTGATCCATATATTGATTTATCTTGTTTTCAAACAGGTCGGTATATTCAATCTGTTCGTTATCTAAAAATATCTTTATTTCCATATGTTCATTTTATTTAACATGATAATGAGAAGCAATTGTTTGAGGATTGTGATACAGTTATGAATGGTCTTGATAAATCAGTCGCAACTTGATTTAACCATTGATAACGACCTCCACTAATACATTTCCATGTTCCTCCACTTATAAATGCTCCAACACTCAAATATGAATTGAATGTAATTGGAAGACCAACAAAACTACAACTACTATCGTATAGTTGGAAACTATATGTATAAACTGGTCTCGTTGGAGTTACACTTGGTGTTTGTGTTGTTGTTGGAGTTAACGATAAACTTGGGGTTACTGATGGTGTTGCTGTATTAGATGGTGTTATAGATATTGTTGGTGTGTTTGTTGGTGTTACTGTCAAAGTCGTTGTTGGTGTTTTTGTGATCGTTGGCGTTGCAGTAATACTCGGTGTTGGTGTTTTAGTAGGGGTTGATGTGAGAGTTGTTGTTACTGTGGGGGTTGGTGTGGGAATATTTTCAATTGGTATATCAATATAATTCAAACAGATTCCTGTTGATTTACATCTAATAACAAATGCATTATCAGGGACTAAAGATGTTGTATATCCTGAAATCAAACTTGATCTTGTCACTCCTGTAACAAATGGAGTAGTATAATTATCAACATCAGTGAACAAACTAAATGGTCCCGTTGATGGTCCTGCAAAGGTTAAAGTTATTAATACATTCATAATTTCTAATTTGGACAGCTACCACAGTTTCCTACGGTTGCTATAATGTTTATTAATGGATAAGATGGGTTATATGGGACTTCTGCTATTATACCAACAGAATCAAATCCTGTTTGTCCTCCACATACATAACTTTGATTTAGATTTGTGCAGTAATAAACATCAAAAGATATTGCACCAGGTCTTCTTGTTGTTAATCTCGTATTAGAATTTAAATAAAATTCTCCACAACTTGTAAAGGTTGTGCAAGCACCAACCCTAAGTCCTCTCGTTAAATTATACGAATAAGAAAAAATAGTTTGTGGTGGAGTTATTGAAGGTGTCCTTGTGGGAGTAGGCGTGCTTGTTGGAGTCACTGGAACATAATATGTGGCATTACCTTCTAATTCACAGGCTTCACAATCAGGTATATTTGGCACTGAAACAAAATCCCAATCACTTAAAAGTGTTTCGGTGCAATTAGTTCCATCATATCTAAAATCAGTTTGTAAATAAACATATTCAATAAACTCTTGTCCTCTCGGTAACAATAAAGTTTCAGATTGAACTCCATTTGATACTACAATTGAATAGTCAGGATGATCACCAGGATATGCTCCACCAGATACTCTAAATGTTAATTTACCATAGAGATCTTCATAAATATTTCCATCATTTGGACATTGAAATTCTGCTGTTTCATAAGTTCTTCCTGAATAATAACATAATACCGATGCTGTGGGGGTGGGAGTGGGAGTAACAGGAAAACATGATTCACCAATTTGAAGGTTATTCAAATTAATAATTGGTCTTGAATCATTCATACAGATCTGTTGACCAAAAGTTAAAGTTGTTGCAGTTACAGAACCACTACAAGTAGTTCCTGAAATATATTTTATTCCTGCGTTTGGATCGTTATGAACATAAAAATTACAACTCATAGTTAAACATTTCTTCCTAAGGAAGTATTAAAGTTATTTATTGTGGTGTATAGGTTTGATATCTCTGTTGCATTTAATCCCTGACCTATCGTTACGAAAGCATATTGGTTAGCGTAGTATTGTATTGGTGTTCCTGCGTTATTCAATGCTGCTAAGTATATCTGATGATTGATTGTTCCTGTTGGTGAACTACCTGATGTGTTTCTCAATGTTCCATTTCTATACAAGTTCTGCATTGTTGATGCAGTTGAAGATATTAAGTATTGTCCTCTTGGTAATGGAGTGTTTGATGTTGATCTAGCATTGTCAGATAAACCATAGAACTCTCTCGGTGTTCCATCTTGTCCTATTGCAAAATATTTAGGACCAGTTGAACCAGCAGCTCCGATATAGTTAGCTCCTGTTCCTGTTAATACAGTATTATTCAACATATACACTGATTGGTGCATGTTGTTTATTGTAAGAGCTGAAACGAATACATTGGTATTACCATAAGCGTTTGTTCCATTAGATGTTGCACCTGATGCGTTGAATGTCCATCCACCTACCCAAGTAATATCTGAACCAGTGCCAGGATCGTAAGCATCTATTCCAATACTTGCAGATGTTCCACCTAACATTGGATAGAATGATCTTATCTTGGAATAAAGACCATAAGATTTAAGAGTTAAGAATAATGTATTGGTATATCCTGATTGAGCTATATTAACAGATCCACCAGCTGCTACAACAGCATTTAAGTATACCTCAGCATCAGGATCAAATGTTCCACCACATTCAAAACATGTTGCAAACTGAGCTATGTTTGTATAATTCGTTGTTTGAACAAATGTTGATGTAACACCTGTTACACATAAAAGGCTTCCAAGTGATGGGTTTGAAATTTTATAAACTAAACCTGTTGTATCAAGATCTGTTGATGTTGAATAGAATGTATATGGATTATTTGAATCACACTCATAACCAATATAATAGAATAATGTTTGTGTTACTGGTTGTTCTTGAACAATGTCAAATTGTGTTTTACCTGAACATCCACAATTGTCGTATACATTAACACCATTGAAAGTGAATCCTGAACCTAACCAATAGTGTTCGTAAGTATCATTTGCATCGTATGCTCCAATACTTACTTGATGACAACCGAGTGGTGTTAAGTCCTCACGGAATAAGGTAACATAATTTCCTGCATAAGCATATAAGTGATACATCAAGTCAGAGTTGGAATGTAATACTGTTCCACCTGAACATGGGGTTAGATCATAATAAAGAACCCTATGTCCTTCATATTCTCTTGTTAACTTAACCAATTCAAGATCACAAATACTTGGTTCAAGAATATTGAAATTGTTGATCTTATTAATACGGAAATAAGTATTGTTGATTAAGATCTTTTCGTTCCATCTTAATCCCTGAATATCTTGTGGATATAGATATATCTTACAATTGTATATTTTGTTTTCCTCACTTGTTAAATCATCAACATAAGGTTTGTAGTAAATGTCGTATAGATCCTCACTCTCAAATAAAAACTCTCTGGCTGTTACATTTGTTCTATCCTCTCCTCTGTAATTACAATAGTGACTGAAGTTGTTATAGTTAAATGGATATGTTGTAAACCTATTTAAGTTTTGGAATCTATCCATCTGTGATTCTTCAATATAATAGTATTGGTATTTTGATGGTTCAACTACAGTTCCACAAGTTGTTCCTGAATTTGTAATTGAATATACCGGATATGGAAATAATATTAAAGGTGGTCTTACTGATGTTGGGTCAGCACAAGTAGGAATTGTGTTTGATCCTGCTGATGCATAATAAACTTGTTGAACACCGAAACAATCATCATAATAAAATGGTGCTGATATATTTGTTGTAAAAGTAATTCCACTGGTGCAACTTGAAGATCCTGTTGTTGTCCCTGTTCCCCCGATAAATCCGTAGTTATCATTCGGTAAGGTTAATCCTCTGAAAATTAATTTGGGTAGAATTTTGAAGGGTCTAAATGTCTGTAATGTGGTTCCTGATTGATCTACTGTCTGAAGCTTGGACATTGATGATACAGTAATCAGTGGCACATATGCGTTATCTACTGTAATATCAATTGGGGAACTAAACATTGTATCAAACTTTGTTGTCTCGTTCTTATATTGTAATCCCAAGTTAAACTTGTCTGATCCAAATACTCTATTGGCTTGTTTGAAGAAATCATCGTTTGCATAATCCTGATCTTTCTTAAATTCAAATTCCAATGTTCCATTAACTAATGCTGATGTTGGAACAAGGTTTTGTGTTTGACTGAAATCAACTTTGGTTGTCCAATCCAATGTCCTTCCCTTTCCGATATAGTCCACGATAGGTTCAACAATTAATCTTTCTGGTGATTCAGGATTTGGAACAACAATCATGTTGAAATACTTGTTGATTGATGTTATGAAATCAATTTGTTTGTAGTCATTGGTTGGAAACTCTGCGGCATAATCAATCGTTGATCCTGATGGAATAAATCTTGGAGGATTGATAATTTGTTGATTATAGTTTGTTATGTTAGAATACTCACCCAAGAAGAAGAATCCAAATGTAGATGTCCCTGTAATGATTAAGGATCTATCCACACTTACAGTTGTTGGTGTGTTATCACAGAATGTATTTGAATAAATCACCTCTGTTGTTATTCCATCGTAGAAGTATAAAACAGCATAAGGGTATTCAGCTAACGAGTAATCACACTCCTGTGTTGGATTTACTGTAAAGGTAAATCTATATTGGTATGTATCGGAAAACTCTTCGTTAATCGTTATACCTGTTGTTGTTCCTGTAAAACCTAAGTCATTACAAGTAACACCTGATATTGGATTTACCCATTGTGGTGTTGATGGATCTGTATTGATTACAGCATTTGTAAATGTATAACAAGCTGGTAAGGCATTCTTTGGATATATGGTCTCATCCAAAAACTTTTGTGGAACATAAAATCTTTTGAAGTATGCTGTATCCATGAAGTTAGATTCCAATTCATAACCAGCATCTGCTAAGATTTGAGAATACAATTCACGGACCTGTATTGTTGGCTTAAAATAATAGTCGTTAAGAGGAGTTCCACTATAATCAAAATAAGGTAGTATAGGATTGTATTGGATTCCTGTTGTTGTAGCTGAAGATGGTGTAAATTGAACCAATGGTGTTGTATCAAAATTTACAAGTTGTTGTCCATTTGAATCGTAGTATTCATAACCGATATTGTATAATCCCCAAAATGTTTTACCATTTTGATATGAGTAATCTGTTGTTCCTGTTAAAGGGAATAAGTTGGGATCTATTTGTGATTCCAAAATAACAGCACCACTATAAGGGTGAGATATACCTGATAGATTAAGTTCAAATAAAAACTTATCACCAATGTTTGCCATCAAATCCCCGATCTGATTATAGAAGGTAACAGAATAAATGATTTCACCATTTGCTATGGATACATTATTCAATCTTATATGTCCCTGCATAATCTCATAACCATCCCACATTAGAACAGCATCAAACTTATTGTTTGGATCAAAGTTTGTTGGTATCGCATTGATATCATAGAAGAAATTGAATAACTGGTTATTTAACTTTGAACCAGGAAGATTGAAACTCTGTGAGAAGTTTGAGTTCTTTCTGGTAATGTCTTGTAATTCAGCAAACGATAGTGATAGATTTACCGGTTCGTTCTGATATAAATCCAAGTATTTGTATTTTCCCTCAATTGTTGTTCTTATCTGTAACAAAGTTATATGAATTGATATGTTTTATTTTTTATTAAAGAGTATACAGAGCTCTTACTTTTGAATCCGTATTCAGTTGATAGTTCTTGTAAGGAATATAAACCAGAATCATATTTGGATTTTATTTCTTGTGCTTGTTGCATATTAACAATTCTTTTTTGTGTTCTTGGTTTCACACCTAAAACTCTATAAGCATGTTTTGCATTTTCAGATTTGGTTACCCATTCAAGGTTTTCAATCCTATTATCAGTTCTGTCGCCATTTATATGATTGACTTCTTTTTTATTTTCAGGATTAGGAATAAATTTTTCAGCAATCATTCTATGAATATTCAAGGATTTACCTTTGTAACTGTATCTAATATATCCTCTCTTGTTTGGTTTTAACTTTTTTAGTTTACCATCAACAAATATTTCCCCTTCTCTTGTTATTTCTATCATAATTAAATTGGTAAGTCGTAGTTTCTATAAGGTGTTTGTTTCAGTTCTATTGTATATTGAAATAATCTTTGGTATTTCTGTTGGAATACTTCAACTTCTTTATTCTGAACTACACACGGGATTAGGTATGGATAAATGTATTGTTGGTTATTCTCAGGTAACCAGTTATCTTGAATGATATAAACATAAGGGGACATCAATAATTCCTCAATGATTATAGCATCGTTTTGTGTTACGAAGTTTGAATCAACAGTTAATAATTCATCCACCTGTCCATAGAATACTGTCTCACTTGAATCGTATGATTGTCTATTCCACCACTGAACATTTAATGATTTTTGTGTTGAATAGGTTTTCTTATTTACACCGAATCTCTTTTGTGATTTCTTTGTAAATGTATAGGTATCCCAAATACCATTTCTGTTCATAAACAAGAATGAAATAGGATCGTTAAAACATTCATCACCTACCATCTTATATTGAACGATCTCTGATGAACCATACTCGTCATAGTCAATTCCAAATACATCATTGGTAAGATATATTGCAACATCACTATTGGTTCTTATTTCAGGATTAGGTTTGAATATACCATATGCTATTCTTTGTTGCATATAACCATATGGGGCTACTGTTTGTAAATTTGTTCTTGATGTAAAATCTACTGGTGCGTTTTGTATGGCATCATAATTGTATTGACCATTACCTTCTATCTTCTGACAATAAACAATTGATTTAACATTTGTTGTATTGGTGTATAAAGGATTTCCCCCATACATAAATCCAACAATGATCGGACATTTGTAATAGTGTGTTCTATATCTTGTCTGATAAACATTTGAACCAAGTATTGTCATTGGTATTGTTTCATTTCCAAAGGTGGACATGAATTGACCTCTTGTTGTTCCTGTGCTCATCTGCCAGTTATAGACATTGGTATCAAGATAGTTGTATTGACCTGTTAAGTTATTACCTGAGTAGTAATATTGTTCTGACATTTGTTTGTTGTCCTGAACACCAGGCCATATCATTACACCATAAGGTTGTGTTTGTGCTGATAGTGGGGATATCGTTCCACCGGTATAAGATGTATATGCTGAGAAGTTTGTTGGAACTATTGTTGTTGATGTCCCACCAGAGGTGTATTGCACCCCAAATAAACAACGATATTCATTGATCTGATATATGTTCTCAAATCCTTCATAACCCCCGTTAAATCCATTAGAAAACGATATTGTGGAGGTTCTATCATTTACCACTGTTGCTTGTGATGTTCTTAATTCAACAGATGTTGTATCTGAATCAGCAACTCTAACCAAATAAGGATTTGTTTGTGCTGATGTTGTGGCACTTGTTGGTATTGCTCCCAAGTTTCTTGGGTTTTTATCTACCAAATTGGTAATGATTGTTTCCACATTGAAAATACAATTACCATATTCATTTGATGGAACAAGTATTCTCGCAACCTTTCCATAATCTTGTGTTGAACCAGAATCATTTCTATAAGGGTTCTTATAGATATCAACCACCAATCTTATATCAGTATAAGCTGAATAACTATTCAATGCCACATTCCATGTATGATCAGCATGTGCTGGTGTCATCGCTAAGGGCATTTGTTTTATGGTTAAATTTAAACTCATTCTAATTCTATTGTTTTAATCTCTTTATCAATTGTTCTATCTATGAATAGATTTACATCTTCTTCAACCGCATTAATCAAAGCCTGATATTCATCCCTTAAAGTTGGTGGTAGATTTCTTGGTAGGTCATCTAATACATTACCAAAATCATCTAATGCTTTATCATAAATATTAGCAGGACGGATGCCATAACGAAATATATTTGTTTGGATAGCAAATGCTAAACTTAGATCCTTAATGAATCTACCTTTTTTATCTCTACCTTTTATTCCCCTTATCTTGATCCATTGTAATAAACTTGGTATTGGAACTTTTCTCTTGTTTGCCTTTCTGCCTAAATTAACATACTTGAAATAATCTTGGTAGGTAATAACCAACTCTGATGGTTTGTTATTCTGAGCTGGTATAACTGTTGCAGTTAAAGAATTATAGAGTTGTCCTGAAGCAAACTTATTGCCTTTCCCTCTTTGACCAGGATTTCCATAGGGATATATCTTTTCCTTTATCTTCTTCTTCATTAAAGTGACAAGGAAAGTTCCGAACCTTTGTAATTCTCTATCAGTTAATTCAAACATATTATATTGTATTTAACGCAATACCCCAAACAGGTTGTGTTGTTATCGTTGTAACATAGTTTGTTGTTATGTCCGATTGACTATAAGATAATTGGAATGGAAGGTTCAAAACATTATTGGAGGTTCCGATTGTTCCATGTCTTTGACCTATTGATGTTCCTGTTCCCGCAGCATTTAAATACAATCCTAATGATGTTGCGTATGATTGGTTCTGTGCGTTGAAATTACCTGATGTATATCTCACAGTTGGGGTAACTCCACTATTACTTACATAGAAGGCAATGACATAAAAACCACCGCCTGTTCCACTAAATGAAAGTGTTGAAGGTAATGTTGTTGTTTTTATTCCTGTTGATCCTGTTGATGTTAATGTAATACCTGAAAGAATTAAATCTTTCGGTGCAACACCAATTGTAGGAACTAATTGTAAGGAATATATTGCTGCGGTTACAACATCACTCGTTGATGTTAATGTTCCCAATTGGTAAGTCATTGCAGAATATGAGTTCACACCACCGTCATAAAATATTGTGTATAATGTTCTATTCTGTGTCAATGCAACATTTGCGAGTCCTGCACCTGCAGTGAATCCTATTCCACCAAAATCAGGTTTGAGATTATTCAATCCAACTATATTTGGAGAAATAATACCTTGTGTGGAAATTCTTGTATTGGTATTATTCCCAAGTCCATCTTGGATTTGTTGATATGTTGATGTGATTCCTGTTGTAGAATCTTGAAGGTTTAATAAACCATCATATGTATTTCTGATCTGTTGTCCTGTTAAGTTAGACATATAATTTTATTTTTGTTTTTAATTTTATACTGTATTCCAAAGTCCTGTTTCACTATCCCAATTTGTTGCATTGGTATTCCATAATTGACCACCTCCACCACTTGGGGTAGGAGTTAAAGTTGGAGTGCTTGTTTGAGTAACACTTGGTGTCGGAGTAACTTGATTGAATACCACATTCACACAAGGACATGCAGGAACAACATTACTTACTGTAAATCCTGTTATGTTGAAACCAGTGTTATAAGTATGATTATGGTCATTGTTAGCCATAATTGTGGTATAAGGTTGATTGATTGCTCCACCATCAATATTATAAGTTCCTGTTATTGTATAATCACAAACAGCGTTTGCATTACCTGTGAAATCAGGATTGTCAAATAAAGTAAATCTTATGTTATGATTACCCTGTTGTTGACTTCTCAAATACTGAATTGTATAAGTTCCACAAGTAGGAGTTAAAGTTGGTGTTGAAGTTATGGTTGGAGTGTTGGTAGGAGTTGCTGTCTGAGTAACACTTGGTGTCATTGTGTTAGTAACACTTGGAGTTGGAGTGCTTGTAGTCGTTTTTGTTGGTGTGTTTGTTGGAGTTGCTGATGGTGTGTTTGTTGTTGTGGTGGTTGGAGTGTTTGTTTGTGTTTGAGTAACTGTTTGGGTATTTGTAGGAGTTACACTTGGAGTATTAGTAGGACTTAAACTCGGAGTAATACTTGGAGTTGGTGTAACAGTTGGTGTTGCTGTGGCACTTGGGGTTAACCAATTATTGAATGCTGCATCACATCTGTTAAGTGCGTTCATTACCTGAACACTAATCTGTGCTGACCAACCAGCATTTAGGTCTGTATATTGTTCTATAAATGGAATACAGATAACAGGATTTTGTAGAGTATATTTCGCATTGAAATTACCAAGAGAGTTCGTTACAGATAATCTAAATTGAGAAATGATATCATCCATTATTTGATTGGTATCAGATAATACATCAATTTGATTTGTTAGATCCCTCTCCACAATATCCATTACAATTAGTGTAAAGTTATATTGCATGAATCCGAACTTCTGTTCCACCTCATTTGGAATAACATATAATAGTGGGAATATTGGTGAGTTGAAATGTGTGTTCTCAACCTTGTCTCTCATCTCGGTCCAAAAACTTAGATCTTCTTGTTGTCCAAATCCAAATGAATTAATCTGTTTGTGATATTCAGATAGTGTTCTGAAATCATCATGGAATGTTTTAAGGTTGATTGTATCATGAACAATAGGTGAGCCAGTCCATGTGTTATAAGCTGCCGCACATCTATTAAGTGGGGTCATTGTTTTTAATTTCAATAGACCATTCCACCCATTTGTCATATCAGCATAGTCCTCCATAAATGGAGTGCAATTAACAAACTCATCAATATAATACTTGTTGTTGTATAACCCCTCAGCTGCTGTTACTGATAATCTAAATTGAGATATGATATCCTGTAACATTTGTAATGTATCTGATAGGGTATCAACCTGATCACTTAGATCTCTTTGAACAATATCCATTACAACAGAATTGAACTCCCATGTTTTATATTGAAGATCATTCGTTACTGTTGAAGGAACAACATATAGTAATGGAAATATTGGAGGTTGTGAATGTGGGTTTTCTTCTTTGTCTCTTGAGGTTGTTAAATAACTTATCCCATCAATATTACCCAAACCAAATGAATTGATCTGTTTGTGATAATTTGACATGTTTAAGAAGTCATCAGCA